GGGTGGCCGCGAGCTGACCGATGTACCTCTGATTCTAGAGAAGAGCCTTCTCGACGAGATGAGCTGGGAGGATCGGATGGAGGCGGGCCAAGAGCTTGCCTTCGACCCGGACGCGATGGCTGAGCTGGAAGCCAAGAAGCAGAGCATGGTTTGGCAAGCGGGCTTTGATGTCACCCCCGCCATGCTTGAGAAAGTGGCCGCCGGGGTTCCGCTGTTCTCCATTGATCAGAAAGCAAAACCTCGTATCGATGAGTTCGGTTACTCCGAGACCGGCGAAGACATGTTGTTTGCCGGAAGGTCGATTCGAGACGATCAGATCAAGGAGTACGCCCGGCTTCGCTCCATGCTTGGCCGTCTGCCCAAAGCTGTTGCAGAAGGCAAGGCCAGCATCGACATGCAGCGCAACGTCACGGATCTCATGCAGAGGTCCCGTGAGCTTCAGGCGGCAATCAATAAATCCAAGCCCAGGCTCGACAGCGCAGAGCAGTTTCTGGCGAAGGCTCTTACCGAGTACGACAAGGGGAACATCTCCAAGGATGTGCTCGATGTCATTCAAACAGCCTATGCCAAACAGCCAGAGCTGCTTGAGGGTCTGCTGCTGAGCGTTCCCATGTCCAAGTCTAGGGGCATGGCGTCCGGTCAGTTTGATCCACATGATCGGATCATCACGCTGTTCAAAGGCTCATCTGGAGTAGACAGCCCGACCACCATTCGCCATGAGCTGACGCATGCGCTCGAGCAGATGATGACGCCCGAGCAGCGCAAGCTGGTTGTGCAGGCCTGGGGTAACGCTCTGATGAAGGCCATCAAGCAGAACCCAGATGACACACATCAAAAGTATTTCCATGCGATTCTGAATTTCATTGAGAACCCCTCTCTGAAAAATCACAAAGCCGCGCTTGATCTGCTGCCGTCTTATGACATGTATCAGTTCATCAACCCCTCGGAGTTCTGGGCGGTTAATGCTGAGAAGCTGATGGCCGCGCAGCTTGGAACGCCGTGGAGCAAGTTCAAGCGTGCTGTCCGGAGGATGTGGGAGGCGATCAAGCAGGTGCTTGGGTTTGATAATCGATCCGATGTTCACCAAGTGTTTGCTCAGGTCATGGGCGGAAAACTTGAGCGGGTAAACCGGTCAACTCTTGTGAATATGGTCGCGGCACAAGGCGCTGATTCAGTCAGGCTCCAGAACATTGATGACGACAAGGACCTGCTTCGCTCCTACGGCAGGCCCAACACTCCCATGTTGGACAAGACGCCGATTCGCACGGCGGTCACCAGAACTGCGGCAGAGGCCAAGCAGGTCTTCAAAGAAACCGTCAAGAACCCGGTTGGCATGGCGAAGTCGGCCAACAACGCACTGGTTGATGGAGTTCTTTCTGCCCGTATGAGATCTGTCTGGTACGGAGCTGGACTCGAGTCTCGAGACTTTGATCGCTACGGCGGAGCCCTGAAGGATTCTCAGGGCATCGTGGTCGCATCCGTTGCCTTGGATAACGCCATCCGCAGCGGCAACATTGGCGCTCAGGTCATCTTCCGCGGCGGGCTGAAGTTCGACAAGAAGCTCGGGAACTTCGTTGCCGTAGATACAAAGCTCGGCATGAAGGGTGTCTACATGGCTGAAGCTGCCCTGAAGAAAAAGCTGGGCGAGCAACTGGGCACCGACATCATTCAGGCTTACCTTGAGGCAAAGCGCTCGATCAGCATCATGAAAGAGCTGTTCAACCGAGAGGCCAATGCTGAAGCGGCCAAAGATAACCTCAAGGCAATGCGCGATATGGGCGCCTCGCCCGACGATATTGCTCAGGCCAAAGAGGCTCTTGCTGAAGCCAAGCGAGATCTGGAGGCAATCGAAAAGGCAGCCTCTTCGGTGAACATGACCGAAGACGAGATGCAAGACTTCGCCGCACTGGAGGGTAAGCACCCCGAGCTGCGGGACCTGATGGATAACTGGACCGCGGTCAACCAGAACCTGCTGCGCGTGTGGCGTCAGGTCGGCCTCCTGTCCCAGGCTCGTTACGACACGCTGGCCGCGATTGAGGACTACGTGCCTTGGTATCGGATCATGCGCGACGACGAGGATCTGCATTCGCCAGACCAAGCGGCCGTGCAATCCACCACTCGATCCCTGACCAACATCGGCGTTGAGCGCAAGTTCAAACGTGGCCAACCTCGAGCGGTCTTTGACTTCCGTGCAAAAGAAGGTCAGAAGGACTTCAAGATCCAGCCGTCTTCAATAGTGCGTGCTCAGGTCAACGGACAGCCCGTTCCTCAAAACCTGATCTCTGTTAAGCCAAACGGCGAAGTAAAGATTGATGTCGATCTGAAAGAAGGCGATCTCGTTGTCTTTGAAACAAACCGCGAGATCCAGAACATCATCGACAACATGACCAGAAACGTCATGCGGATGACGATGAACGGGATCCGTCAGTTCGCCGCCAACCGTATCGTGATGGAGTACGCGAGCCGGAACGAGAAGGGCAAGATCATGGTCTTCCCCTCGCCCGATCCCGATAAGGGTCGGTTCAACTGGATTGCCAACGGGCGCAAGGTTGTTGTGGAGATTCAGGATCCGCTGGTCGCCGAGGCGATCTACGGGATGGACAACCTGAACCTGAAGATGTGGGCTCCGCTTGCCGCGGCTGCAAACCTTGTTCGTCGCTCCATCACCTTGTCCGGCGCGTTCCAAGTTAAACAGGTCTTCAAGGATGCTCCGACGGCCGCGATGGTCACCGGGGTCAAGAATCCGTTTGCTCTGATTGGCGGCGTCTGGAAGGGATTCCTTACCAGCTTGATTCAACCGGCTGGCAAGAAAGCCGGCGTTGATGTTGAGCCGGTGGTGGAGATCCTGAAGGCCGCTGGCATCGGCGGATTCCACAGCCCCGCTCGCACTCCAGAGGCGGAGGTCAAGCGCCGCATTGGAGTCATGAACGGCAACATATTCAGCGCCGTTATCCAGACTCTGGATCACATTGGCGATGCGTCTGACATGGCTCAGCGGGTTGCGGTGTACAAGCGGGTGCTGGCTGAGACCGGAGATGAAACGCAGGCGCTGTATCAAGCGGCAAATGTGATTAACTTCCTGCATCATGGCTCTGCTGGATTTGCTCAGGCCGCGGTTAAGGTTGTGCCGTTCCTTGGCGCATACGCAAACTCCACCGACGTTCTGGTCAACTCCCTGATGGGCGGCGGGCTCAAGGGGATGTCTCGCAAGAAAGCCCTTGCTAGGCTGGCGTTTACGACATCCATGCTGTCTCTTACGACCTTGCTGTACTGCATGTTGGCCGGCGGAGATCCTGAGTACGACGAGCTGGACGACCAGACCAAGCTACGAAACATCATGATCCCGGGAACGAAGATCATCCTGCCGATGAACACGAGCCCTGCGTTCATCTTCAAGGCGATCCCCGAGCTGATCTACAACGCGATCACCCGTCAGGGAACGGACAACGAGATGGATGCGCGTCGGCTCCGTCGCGCTCTGGCCGAGGTTGCTCGAGACTCTCTGCTCGGACCGGAGCCCGTGCCCGCTGGTATCAAGCCGCTGTTCGAGGTGGCCATCAACCACAACTTCTTCACAGGCCGGGAGATCATCCCCGAGGGCCTCAAGGATGTCGAGGCGGCAGAGCAGTACACGGCCACTACCTCAGAGCTTGGCAAGAAGCTCAGCGAGTACCTTGCCATCCCGGGTACGGACAAGCGCGTGCTCAACCCGATTGAGGCTGACCACATCATCCGCGGTCTTTTCGGAACTGCGGGCGCGATGGCTCAGTGGGCAAGCAATAGCATCGGTGCCGCATCGGAGACTCGCCCAGCGCCGACGCCACGCGAGCAGCCGGTCACTGGCGGCTTCTTGCGAGAGGAAGTGCCCCGGGGTAACGAGGATCTGTTCTACGACTTCCGCGATGCTGTTCGCAAGAAGCACGAGACATGGAAGAAGATGGTTGACCGGGAAGACTTCGACAAGGCGGACGCATACCTTGAAAAGCACGGCGATGTTGCTGGCATGTATCAGTACATCAACGAGACGGAAGCCGAGCTTAAAGAGATCAACTCTGCAATCCGCAGGCTTGGTGAGTCCAAAGACAAGGACCTGACGCCCAAGGAGCGCCGCGAGGACATCACAGAGTTCCAAAGGCTCAAGCAGGAGATCCTGTCTCCGGTCAAAGAGCTGCGGCGAGAAGTCCTCAAATAGGCAAGACGAGAACCGCGCATCTTCCTCCACGAACAACCTCGTGGCGGACGATGCGTAGTTCATCGATCTGACTGTCATCGATGAAGCACCCGGCATGCTCGCACGCATCGAGCAGGGCCTTGATCGGGTTGTCGATGTCCCGCCTGCGCTTGTCTGGCGGCCACAGAGAGACATGAACAGCCAGCCTGCCCTCGAACGCTGACACGCCTTGCAGGGCGCAAGCCTCAGCAACGGCTAGGCGAAACTCCTTCCCCTTCTTGCCTATGTACCGGGCCTTGCCTCGCTGTCCCCAGTAGTGGTTGACGCTTGGAGGCCAGGGTAGCAGCAACTGAATCGGGTTCATTGGGTCCTTTCAATCAACAGATGAAAGATAGTGAGAACAATCTGTTGACATGGTGATTTTTTTCCCTCACACTTCGTTCCTCGTTCAGCAGGAGGGCATGTGAAGCTCACAAACAAGCATAACTTGCCGCAGACGTTCGTGAATGTCTTGCGCCGTCCGACCTACTCAAAGGGCCGGGCAAACCTCAGTGTTACACAGTTGATCAACAGCCCGAAGATTGTTGCTCTGACTGCCAAGCACGAGGAGGATCTGACCGAGGATGCATCAGACATGGTCTGGTCTATCTTTGGTTCCGCGGTTCACGGCGTGCTCGAGCACGGCAAAGATCCCAACCATGTCGTTGAGGAGCGGCTGCACACAGAACTCGAGGGCTGGCGGATCAGCGGTGCCGTGGATCTCCAGATCATCCACGATGACGGCATCGGCATCCGGGACTACAAGACCACCAGCGCATGGGCGGTCATGAACGAGAAGATCGAGTGGGAGCAGCAGCTCAACATCTACGCCTATCTGGTTGAGCGGGTGAAGGGACGACCCATCAAAGACCTTGGGATCGTTGCGATCATCCGGGACTGGAGCCGCAGGGATGCGGCCACCCGTGAGGGGTATCCAGAGGCTCCCATCAGGGAGCTGCCAATCAGACTGTGGCCGATGCAGGAGCGCGAGGATTTCATTTCCTCGAGGATCGCTCAGCACTCGGCGTTTGAATTTGCGATGGAGTCAGGAGAAGAGTTGCCGGAATGCACGCCGCAGGAGATGTGGGAAAAGCCCACGGTCTACGCGGTCAGGAAGAAAGGCAACGTCCGGGCGAAGTCGCTGCACGAATCGGAGCAAGAGGCTAACAGTGTTAAAGACCGACTGGGCAAGGACTACGAGGTTGAGGTCCGCCCGGGAGAGCGCACGCGCTGTGCAAACTTTTGCCCGGTAAACGAATACTGCCATCAGTGGCAGGTCTATCAACAAACGAAGGAGTAAGAAATGTCTGCAAACAAGATGCAGATTGGCGGCACGCACTACCAGAACAAGTCGATCCAGCCTTGGGACTACATCGTCAGCAACGGCCTTGGCTATCTGGAAGGCTGCGTAGTTAAGTATGTGAGCCGGCATTCTGAGAAGGGCGGCATCGAGGATCTCCAGAAAGCCAAGCACTACCTTGAGAAGCTGATCGAGTTTTCTGGTGGCAATACCATCAAAGACTCTGCCCCGCAAGCTGCCGAGAAAGTTATTGCCGCAAAGCCCCGCATCAAGGCGCCCTACGGCTACAAGCTGGATGGCACTCCCAAGAAACGACCCGGACGCCCGAGGAAATACTGATGTCAGTACATAAGAAATTGATGCAGGCCAGGATTCTTCTGGCCGCACAGAAGCTCAACAAGTCTGGAGAGAACAAGTTCGCCGGCTACAAGTATTTCGAGCTTGGCGACTTCCTGCCGCAGACGATGCAGATCTTCTACGATCTGGACCTCGCCAGCGTGGTGACGTTTTCCGCTGACGTTGCCAGCCTGACGATCATCGACTGCGAGGACAAGTCCACCATCGTCATCACCAGCCCGATGGCAGATGCCAACCTGAAGGGCGCTCACCCCATCCAGAATCTGGGTGCGGTTGAGTCCTACCAGCGCCGGTATCTGTGGCTCGCGGCCATGGAGATTGTCGAGAGCGACGTCATCGATGCGTCTGAGCCGCAGCGCAAGCCTAACCCTACGCCGAACCCTGTACCAAACCCGGTACCAAACCCGGTACCAAACCCTGTACCAAACCCTGGGAACCCTGTACCAAAACATCCCAAGGTCATCGTCGGGGAAGAGGGTGGGTGGCAGCTCAAGGTAGCGATCTCGCCTGATTCGCAGGACTGGCTCGGTGTGGTTGAGCAGGCCTGCAAGACTGCGCTTGCCATGACCGAAAGCGCGGACGACGTCATGCAGATCTTCAAGAAGAACAAGCAGTTGTTCGATGCCGTCAAGGCGCAAGATGCAGCCTTTTTCAAAGACCTCATGGCCGAGTTCTCTGCGGCCAAGAACAAACACTCGGAGCAGTCATGACCTTCATCCCCAAGCCCAACACCGGAACGCTCTGGCCCAACAATCGCAAGAGCGCACCGACTCACCCCGACATGCGCGGAGATCTTTTCCTCGACGTCAACTTCTTGCATGACATGATCAGCAAGGCAGACGGCGGACTGGCCAAGATCTCTGTGTCCTGCTGGGGGAAGAACATCAATGGCCAAGACTGCCTCTCGATGAGCGCATCTGAGCCATACGTCAAGCAGGAGTCTTCTGGCTATAGGCCTGCCTATAAGCCTGCCTATAAGCCCGCTCCCGCCGATGACAGCGACGTTCCGTTCTGATCATGAAGACGCTCCAGTTTGAGGCCGTCAAGGTCGCCATGAAGCAAGACAAGACGGGATACGTCCTGACTACTTGCATTCACCCGGACGAGGTCCCAGAGGATCTTCTCCGGGACTGGGTGGGCGCTCGGTATCAGGTGGTGATGGTGCGACTTGACGCGCACGAGCAGCCCATGGACAGGCAGGACGAGTTCTCTGGAGAGAAGTCTGTCAGACAGGCCGGAATCCTCAGTAGGGATCAGGAGTTCTGGTCCTTTCTGGTGGACCTCGGCGAGATCTTTGACAAGGATCAGGAGTCAGCTACCGAGTGGTTGCGTGAACACCTTGGCGTGAAGTCAAGATCAGAGCTGAAGACCAATGAGTCGGCCCGCCAGAGGCTTCAAAAACTTAACAAGGAATTTTCCGCGTGGAAAGAAAAATGATCCCGTATTCGTTCTATGTGCCGGAGGAGATGCACAAGAAGCTAAAACTTCTGGCCAAAGAGCGAAAGGCAGCTTCGATGATTCGTGACGCACTGGCGATGATCTTCGAGGGTAGCGACACCTACACAAGCGGCTACAACCGCGGTATCGCAGACGCCGCAAAGGTTGTCTTCGACTGCGAAGAAGCTCAGATGGTTGCGGTCAAAGGAAAGGATATCGGCGTGGTTTTGTCCGAACGAATCAACTCACTGGCGAGACACAAATGAGTTACAACATTATTGAACTGGAGGTGCTACGCTGGGCTGAGGCTCGCAAGATCATCCCTCGTAGCACCCCGATGGCCCAGGCAATCAAAACCATGGAAGAAGTCAACGAGCTTCTTTCTGCCATCCATCGAAACGACCAAGCAGGCATGGTCGATGCCTATGGGGATATTTTGGTGACCCTGATTATTGGGTCGGATCTTGCCGGGATTGATATGGTTCAGGCCCTGAGAAGCGCCTACGATCAAATCAAGGACCGGAAGGGAACGCTGCGAGAAGACGGCGTGTTTGTTAAGGAACAGTGATGCTTTACCCCACCGTTGTTTATAAGCGTTGCGACAAGCTGTGCAATAAGTGCAAGCAGTGCGTTGCGTTTCAGAGGCTGATCGAGAAGATCGATTTTCAGGAGCGGAGTGCGTTGGACAAACAGCGAGAGGCTGAACGAGAACTAAGGAGAGAGCGATGAGATTTTGTTGCGACGAGCAATGCCATCAAGGAAGGAATTGTCCTGACAGGACTATCCCTGATTGGGTTGACGGGTTCGCGCTTGGCATCTGCGCGGTGTCATTCATAGTGATTCTGGTGATGCTGTTCGCATGATCTGCGTACTGCTGGAATGCGATGGCAAGTCCAAAGTTCTTGAGACCAGGGTTCATGAGAACACTGTGTGGATTCGCAGGAGAAGGCAGTGCTCTTGCGGCCACGTTTGGTGGACAACAGAAATCCCAGAAAACAACTTAATCGTGAGAGAAGAATGAGCACAAAGAAAAAAATTAACCCGTTTACAGAACTTAGAAAAGAGCGCGAAAAACTAGCTACGCAGCCGGAAGAGCCTTACATACCGTTCTACGAATACCAATTAAAAGACGGCCGAAAGGTGACTTATGGTGTTGCGGACAGCAAAGGACGGTACGGCTGGGTATTCAAAGACACCCTCAAGCCGGTGACTGAAGAAGACATTAAAGGGACCAATAAATGAAAAAGCTCATCTGTGCAGCACTGATCTGTTTGGCCCCAGTTGCGAACGCGGAGTTCTGGGACGGGAACAAACTTCAACGATTCCTGAGCGAGTCGCCCGGGTACAACAGCGGGGCGGCCATGGGGTTCATCATCGGCGTTCATGACTTAGGCGAAGGCGTGCTTCATTGCTCCCCGACCAACATCACGGCCGGTCAGGCAAGGTCCGTGGTCCAGGCTTATCTGAACGAGGTCCCATCGCTCCTGCACAACACAGCGCAAATTCTGGTGACCCGGGCGCTCCAGCGTGCGTGGCCCTGCCCCGCGAAAGGCAGCCCGACATGAGCAGTCACATCATCACAATCGAGACCACGTTTCGATACGAACATGGCGACCAGAGGCAAAACACTTGGTCGGTGTCTTTGCAGGGCGACGGGACAGTTGGTTCTTACGTTCAGGCTTTCCGCACTGCGTTGATGGCAGCAGGGTTCGATGCGGAATTGGCCGGATCACTGGGGATCAGAGATGAATGACCTGAGAACCGCCGCCCAGCAGGCGCTGGAGGCATGGGACAAAGATGAGAACGGAACGGTTGATCATCCGATGTCTGGCGTGATGGAAACACTCCGCGCCGCACTGGAGGGGTTCGACGCTCTCTTCGCCGAACTAACGCACCCGGAGCAGGAGCCGGTGGCGTGGATGTATGTCAACTCTGATGGAGAGTGCGAGCAAATTGAATACGGCGTTTGTGACTTTGACGACCAAAACATAACTTTGCTCTACACCCACCCACCCCACCGCGAGTGGCAGGGGCTGACGGATGAGGAGGCTGCTGCATGTTGGTCCACAAGTGCTGTCGAAACGTGGAAAGCCATCGAGGCCGCGCTGAAGGAGAAGAACAAGTGACCCGCGACGACATCATCCGCATGGCGCGGGAGGCTGGGATAGTTGTGACCGGCGAGGCTGTTTGGCGTTTGTGCGAACTTGTCGCCGCTGCCGAGCGTGAGGCATGTGCGAAGGTGTGTGAAAAAGAAATTGCTCGGGTAAAACCGATCTACTCTGTAACAGCAGAGAACTGCGTCAAAGCCATCCGAGCAAGAGGGGAAGAAGGGTAACAATGAAAGATTTGTTCAAAATTGAGGCGCCTACTTGCATATCGTTTAGCGGAGGAAGAACGTCTGCGTATATGCTCTGGCGCGTTCTGCAAAGCAACGATGGCCTGCCGTCTGAGGCCAAGATCTGCTTTGCAAACACAGGCAAGGAGGACGAGGCTACACTGCGCTTTGTTGACCGCTGCTCAAAAGAATGGGGTGTTCCAATCACTTGGGTGGAGTACGCCGAGGCGGAGCAGACCAAGGATCGCTTTCGGGTCGTGACCTTTGAAACCGCCAGTCGTGATGGCGAGCCGTTTGAGGCCATCATCAGAAGGCGCAACTACTTGCCAAATCCAGTCAGCAGGTTCTGCACCGTCGAGATGAAGGTGCGAGCAATCCATCGCTACTTGAAGTCTATTGGTTGGACAGAGTGGGACTCCATGCTCGGCATCAGGGCTGATGAGCCACGCCGCCTAGCCAAGATCGGAAATCAAGACTACGGCAAGCACGAAGAGAAAATCGCACCTCTCGGCCCTGCGGGAGTTACTAAAGAAATGGTCGGCGCGTTCTGGGCCGGACAGCCCTTTGACCTTGAACTGCCCAACATGAACGGCGTGACCATGCATGGCAATTGCGACCTCTGCTACCTCAAGGGCGCGTCACAGATCCTGTCCCTGATCGCCGAGAAGCCTCAACGCGCCGTCTGGTGGGCAAAGATGGAGGCGTTGGCGTTGGCGTCATCGCCCTCAGGGGACAAGTTCCGCACCGACCGCCCGTCATACGCCCAGATGCTGAAGTTCACCAAGGAGCAGCGGTCGATGTTTGATGACGATGTTGATTCCATTGAATGCTTCTGCGGGGATTGATTTTGAGAGCAAGAACAATCACTAGCATGATCAATGAAGATCTTGTTCAGGCACTGGCTACTGTCCGCGCTCTGATTGATCTGACCGATCCGGAGAACGAGGCCGCGTGGGCGCAGATAGAAACCTTCTGCTCAATCGCCCTTCGCGTGTTCGCTAAAACCAATCCATCCAAGCTACGGGATGCAGCCATGGCAGAAGAGATAAAAGCCAGGATTGAAGGAAGAGAGGTTCTCGAATGAAAGATATGAGTTCAGATGCGACGGCAGAAAAAAGACTAATGGCCGCCGTCGTTGCACAGGCGGTAAAAGATGCGTGCCTTTTGCCTATCGAAAGGAGACGGCGAGGCAAGACGGAAATGGCTTTGCGATCAGATGCAATTACGGCCATGGCTTTCCTGTTTGAAAAGTCCATGCCGGGGCTCGATGCATATGCCATTTGGCTAGACTTTGATACCGATAGATTCAGAGAAAGGCTGATTGATGCATGCGATAGCAACAGGAGAGACCCAATGTTCAGTGATCAGCAGCGCCGTGCATTCAGGCATAACTACCGTATCTTCATGTCAATGACCAAGCATGAAAGGACCGGAAGCTATGAAATCGAGGATGAAGAAGAATGAATCAAGCTGAACAAAACAGGCTTGATCAAGTCTGGTTCAAGGCTCTTGATGAATCTGTAGCGGCAAACGAGATGTTCACCAGATACAGATTCGCCCATCGCATTGCACAAGAGGAAAGAGAGTCTTGTGCAAAGCTCTTGGATGAATTAGCAGAATGCTGCAAAGGGATGCGTAAAGTCGCTCTCACTGCGGCAGCTAATGCAATCAGGCACAGGAAATGAGCGAGAACAAAGTAATGCCAGCAGTGAGTGGAGAAGTCTACTGGAGGGACCCGCATGGCAGCCCTCCCCCAAGAGGAGTGAAGATGTTGATACTGACAGATGGTGGAGTCGCCGTTATTGGTAGCTGGACGGACGACAGCAACTTTGTCGCATGGTCTCCGCTTCCAAAGAAGCGGCCTTCAGACTTGCAGTCCAGGATTTTTTCCATCCTGAGCAAAAGTAACATGACGGCAGACCAGATCGTTGAAGAGGTCAAGGCCCCGCGGTCCACGGTTATCGTAGCCATCAACGCCCTGAAGAAACAGGGCAAGATTTGCATTCACTCCTACCAGAAGACGGTATCGTCTCCCGTCAGGATATGGACAATCGGCAGCGTGGATGCAGAGCGGCCGAATAACATGACCGTCGAGCAGCGCAACGAACGGCAGAGGCAGAAGCGCAAGGAAAAGAAGGCTGCCAGCAAGCAGAAGTTCACCCCCCGCCGCGACATTGCGGCTTCTTGGTTTTGAGGAACTTATGGAAGTCAAAGGAAGTCCCGCATCTCTTGAGATCGCCAAACCAGATTGCAGAACCTGCAAGCAAATCTACCTTGGGCACACTTGTCTCGAGACCGTCCAGTGCATCCAAGGAAACAAGTATCAAAAGCGCGAGCCGCTTCACCTCTGGAGTCCAGATGCACACCTACAAAGCGATGGTCGATAACGTAGTTGATGGCGACACCATCGATGTCTACATAGACCTCGGGTTCAAGATCGCCACCAAGCAACGCCTTCGAGTGGCTCACATTGATACCCCGGAGCGGGGCCATCCAAAGTACAAGGAGGCCGCTGACGCCGGTCGAGCCATGCTGCTCAACAAGACCGTGACCATCAAGACAGAGAAAGTCTCGAAGTGGGGCTACTACCTCGCCCAGGTCACGCTCGAGTCTGGCGAGGACTATGCCCAGGCCATGGTGTCCATGGGTCTGGCCAAGCCATACGAGGGTGGAGCGAAGTGAACAGCAAAAACCTGACCGCGGTTGACAGGGAGCACCTGTCCAACGTCAAGTCCTTGCCATGCGGTGTATGCGGTCACGCCGCGCCCTCGGATGCTCACCACATCGAGCAGGGCCTGCACTACCTGTGCATCCCACTGTGCAAGGACTGCCATCAGGGATCTCACAACGGGATCCACGGCCGACGAGCCATGTGGAACGTACTCAAGAAGACTGAACTCACCGTTCTCAATGACACCGTCAAGAAGCTCATGTTAGGATGAAGTCGCTCCCCCATGGAGCGTGCTCTCTCTCGTGTTGAGATTCGCCCCCTTCATTGGGGGCGTTTTTTTTCGACATTAACACCTGTTAATCTGTTGACGACCCACAGCAGGGTGCTACAATCAGCACCGCTGGAGTGGAAACCAAGCACGAGCCGTTAAGTCAGATCCCGACCCCGCGAGGGGTGCCTCCCTGCCAAGGGTGTGTTTCCACCGGGGTCTGTCTTAACGGCTTTTTTGTTCTCCACGCCAGCCGGACTCCGCCCGTTAGTAGCGCACCTGCATCGGTGGCTCGGAAGAGAAGACCCGTCCTGCTCGACACCCCGGCAGTGGCGGCCCAGCCTGTCAGCGAGGGACTGGGGTAGTTGGTGGGAAAAAGGGTGGCCGTACCGAGCCCGCCAACGAACGAATCGCTGCCTCCGGGGGACTGGGGCCGGGCCTGTGAGCCTAGCCTGGGTCAGTGGTGGTCCCCGAACCACCCCTTGGAGAAACTCAGATCGGGATGTCATGTGATGACCCTGGCGTGACTCATGTGCTATCATGGGCGCCCAGCCTCAGGAGGAACGATGAAAGTAAAGCTATCGGAAATCAGACTCGACGGAGACACGCAGGCACGGCAGGAGCTGAGCACAGACACAGTGACTCTGTATGCCGAACAGATGAAGGAGGGAGCGGAGTTCCCCCCGGTGGTCGTTTACAACGACGGCTCGAGCATGTGGCTTGCAGACGGGTTCCACCGGTACTTCGCCTGCAAGAGCATCGGCGGGCTGGAGATCAACGCGCTGGTGAACAAGGGCACAGTGATTGACGCCCGCATCTATGCGTTCTCTGCGAACGGCGGTCGAGGTCTCTCGCTCACGCCGGCGGACATCCGGGCCAACATCATCAAGATGTTGACCATGGAAGAAACCAAGAACTGGACTAACACTGAGATCGCCAAGCATGTCCGGTCCTCGAGCATGACCGTCGGCAGGATCAGGGCGTCGCTTGGGGAGGAGGCAAAAGCCCCTGTTCGGACGTTCATCAAGAAGGACGGGACCGAAGGCAAGATCGATACATCAAAGAGGAAAGAGAGGCAGCCAAAGCAGCAGCCCAAGCCTCAAGAAGAGCCCAGCGCTGATCACCTTGCGGACGAGCTGGCCGACACTGTCAACGATCTGTCTGCCGAGAACCAGCGCCTCAAGGATGCGATTGCGATTGGTCAGTGGGATGCCAGCGACATCGAGAAGATCGATGTTCAGGAGACGATTGCAGAGCTGCGCGAGAAGATTCGATTGCTCGAGATCGACAACGCAGCGCTGCGAGATTCTCGAGACATGTTCCAGAACCGAAACGCCGAGCTGATGGCTACGGTGAAGTCTTTGCAGGCGAAGCTTAAAAAAACGGAGGCGCCATGAAGAACAAATCATGGACTGTGTGTGGAGTCAGGATTAGCAAACCCGGAGACACTTCTGATCGTGCTGGGGCGTGGGTTCTGTTTGAGCGGACGTTTTTTGATCACGAAAACGCTCGATTGGCTTATGAATACGGGCGCCTCAAGTTCGATGGAAGTCCGTTGTGGTACTGGTCAATGACAGAGGTGCCGAGCGATGACATCGACCCCATGAAAGAAATAGATGCGCTCGTCAAAGAGTTTTCTGAGGATCAACGATAGGGCGACAGCCCGAGCCCAAGCCGGGGGGTTCCCGGCGTCATGGAGCAATCATGGAACTTCAACTGCGCGAGCATCAGACGCAGGTTATTGAGGCACTGAGAGAGGGGTTCAGGCAAGGCCATAGAACCCAGCTTCTGTACGCACCGACAGGCTTCGGAAAGACCGAGGTGGCCATCGCACTGATGTCCGCGGTCCGAGAGAAGTACAAGAGGGCGGCAATGGTTCTCGACAGGCTGGTGCTGGTGGATCAGACCAGCATGCGACTCTCGAAGTACAAGCTGCCTCATGGCGTGTACCAGTCGGGCCATTGGAAGTACGACACGGGCGAGCGGCTGCAAGTGTGCAGTGCCCAGACCCTCGAGCGCAGGAGCGACTTCCCGAAGGTCGATCTCCTGATCGTCGATGAGTGCCATGTCGCCCGCAAGCAGACGACAGAGTTCATCAAGGCCAACCCTGATGTGAAGGTTGTGGGATTGACCGCAACCCCGTTCACAAAGGGCCTGGGAGAAATCTACAAGCATGTGGTGTGCGGCGCCACAAACGAGTGGCTTGTCGAGCGCAAGTGGCTCACGCCACTGAAGGTGTACATCGCAAAAGAGATCGACATGACCGGCGCGAAGAAGGTCGCCGGGGAGTGGGCTCAGGATGTGGTGACAGAGCGCGGCATGAAGCTCACAGGGGACATTGTCGAGGAGTGGGTCAAGAAGACTCACGAGATCTTCGGCAAGCCAGAGAAGACGATTGTGTTCTGTGCTGGCGTCGCTCACGGCGCTGATCTGGTCGAGCAGTTCGCAAGGAAGGGATACAACTTCGTCTCGATCAGCTACAGGGATAACGATGAGTTCAAGCGCGAGGCCATCGAGGATTTTGCCAAGCCAGACACGCAGATTCACGGCCTGATTGCGACGGACATCCTGACTCGAGGATTCGACGTTCCTGACGTCAAGATCGGGGTATCCGCCCGTCCATTCAGCAAAAGCCTGTCGTCCCATGTCCAGCAGATGGGCCGGGTCATGCGTCCGCATCACTCGAAAGACTTCGCGGTCTGGCTCGATCACTCGGGGAACTACCTCCGGTTTCAGGATGACTGGGATGCCCTGTTTTCGGATGGCGTGCAGGAGCTGGACCAGAAGGTTGAGAAGCCAAAGAAGGAAGTGTCCGAGGACAAGAAGGAGGCGTCCAAGTGCCCGAAGTGCGGCCACCTCTGGCCCAAGAACGCGGACAGTTGCCCTGCCTGTGGCCATGTCAGGATGAGAAAGAGCCAGATCGAGTCGGTGGCAGGCGAAATGCACGAGCTGGGAACCGCGGGAAAGAAGGAGAACAATCAGGCCTTTTACTCTGAGCTGCTCTTCTATGCTCACAGCCGCGGGTACAACCCGAACTGGGCGAAGCACAAGTATCGGGAGAGGTTCGGTTCCTGGCCGCGCAATCTCTCAGATGCATCGATTCCAACAACACCAAAGACTCAGGCGTGGATCAAGAGCAGGAACATTGCCTGGGCTAAATCGAGACAGAGGGTGGGAGCATGAGGTTCGAGGATTTTGCAAGGCTGCATGGGCTGCGGATTAACTCGGTGATCGCAGGCAAGTGGATCGCAGTCCCTACGGATGACCACCCTCGAAAGAGGAATGGCCGATACAAGTGGCTAGGTGACATTGGATGGGTCCAGAACTGGGCGACCATGACGGCCCCCGAGATGTGGCGCAGCGAGCGCGATGACGTCCAGGCCATGAACGTCCGTCGAATCGTTCAGGACGCCGACAGGGAGCGTCAGGAGGCCGCCAATCAGGCAGCGAAGAAGGCTGGGTGGATACTGCATCAATGCAAGTCCGGGCAGCACCCGTATCTCGAGCGCAAGGGGTTCCCAGATGAGCACGGGAACGTCTGGAACGGACTGCTAGTGATCCCTATGTCTATCGACTCGAGGCTCGTCGGAGCCCAGCTCATCGGTAACGAAGGGGGCAAGAAGTTCCTGCAAGGACAGATTACGAAGGGGGCAACCTTCGTCATCGACGCCAGGGGCATCAACATTCTGTGCGAAGGCTATGCAACGGCGCTGTCCGTCCGAGCAGTGATGAAGGCCATGAAGGTCCGGTACACCATCCACGTTTGCTTCAGCGCAGGAAATCTGAAGAACGTAGCGCAGAGCGTCCGGGGAATCGTGATCGCTGACAACGATCCGAATGGCACCGGGGAACGAGCTGCTCGTGAAACCGGCCAGCCTTATTGGCTCTCGGAGACAGTCGGCGAAGACTTCAATGACTACCATCTCCGAGTGGGCCTTTTCAAATCGATGGCTTCGTTGAAGCCCATTGTTTTCTCATCAGCCGCAAAAACTTAGCCTCGATCTGGCGGACACGCTCCCGCGTGACTCCGCCAATCTTTGCGGCCTCGTCCAGGGTTGACCCCTTGATCCGCGCTGACAGCATGTCGAAGTATCTCTCCCTGCTCTCAGCGCTTACTTGATGCCCGTATAGCTTCGAGAACTGATCCCAGTCCGGGAAGTCCACCAGTTCAATCGGGTGCGTCGCGTCCCCTGTGGTAATGGGGACGCGGCCGTTATACAGCCGCAGGTTTGTCATTCTTTCGTTTCCACAATTTTGTCGATTGTCTGGTTGAAGTAACGCCTCAATTCGCTTGGCGGCAGCCCGACGACCATCGCACATTCAATCAAGTGCGCGGTGAAAACGGGAATAAGCAATTCGCCCGGATAGTCCTGCGTCACCGAGTTTATTTTATTGCTGATTTTGGTCAGATTCTCTGGAATCATGATCGCGCTCCGTGTTGAGTGATTTGAAGAATGCCCATTTAGCCTTTACGTCCGCATTATCAGAGGGCGGCACCCATCCAAACCGGCGCCATGTCCGCTGTACGTCCGTCGTTTTGAAGTATGTCGAGATCATGGTTCCTCCACGGGGACCGAGTCCAGGCTGATGAATGAGAGATAGGGGTGATCCGGGATGTCGTCCGCGTAGATCACAACTCGCGTCTGTGGATCGAGCTTCCGCAGATAGTCGATGACATCCTGCACCGTAGTGCCTCCGTCCTCCTCTGGCTCTGGCGTCCTAGGGTCCATTGGATGACCCATGCATGGCCCCCAGGTGATTTCGTCTCCGGGTCCGTAGTTCATTGCTCACCTCTCAGAAAAGAGCCGGCTCGAACTGCGCCGGCGGTCGTTTGATCACTTCAGACGCATCTAGCCATCGGGGGAAGGGCCAGCCCTCCACGATGACCAGAACGCGCCCTGGCGTCCGTCTGATCACGCGGCAGGGCATGCCGTGCGTCTGGTAGCTCATCGGTCATGCAGTCGCAGAACGTCCACCCGCAGGCGGATAGCCCCGACGATCAGATGGCCTTGAAGCCGCCCGAGTTCCTTCGGGTCCCTGGTCATGTCCGACAGTGTCATGCGCCCCATTTTCTCCATAATCTCGATCAGGGGCAGCAGGATGTGCTCGTGCTCTTTCATGTCGTTCCTCAGTAGTTGAAAGACTCTGATGTTCTGAAAAGAATCCGCCGGCCTTTGCGACGGATCACCTTGACGTACCTCAAAACGCACCCGCAGCAATCGTATTCATGCCGGCAGTTGTTGCCTCCGGCCGTGTGAATGATCGCCCTCGATGCGTCGGTGTAGTCCATGCCTCGAGGCATGGTCGCCCATTGAAGATAGGTCGCCCCATGGTCGAGCCCATCTCCGTCCGACGTAATCCTGGGCGGCGTTACCCGCACGGGGCCGACGAAGCCCCATCTGTCATGTGACGCGAACCCGTCTCGGTATTTGAACGTCAGGCGTTCGTACAGATACATGGTGTGCATATTGTTCTCACAGTGGGAAAAAAGGCCAGCCTGCAAGCAGGCATCCGAGAATCAGGCCCAGCAGGATGCAGATGAGCCATTCAAGTGCTTTCATGCTGTCGGCGTCCGTTCGAGCAGCGAGATCGTCCGGTTATCGGTGACCTCCCACCCCTGCCTGCGCCAGCGTCCGTCCGTTTTGCTGGCGATTAGGCGTCCGTGCTCTCGAACCCGAGCGGCCAGCGTGCTGCCCGGGTAGTCGTTTAGATGCTGCGGCTGCACCGAGTAGACCGATGCGTCGCCGTTCGCCTCGACAAGCGCGAAAATTGAATCAGACAGAATCACGTTGCAGCTCCTCGTTGGGTTCGGATTCGTATGCCGCATCGAGCGACGGGTAGATTGCCGCGATGGCCTCGTCATCGTCCCGGGTGATCAGGACCGTCCGTCCGTCCGTCATGACGACGATATCGGCCCAGTCGCCCACCCATTCCGAGAATTGCTCGAGGATCGCCCCGCCCCCAGGCACGCGCCACGCCCCGCAGGGCGCCAGCAGGGTTGATCCGTTCATCGCGTAGGTCATTGCTGCCCCCTGATCCATTCGGTCAGATCGCCCGCGGCCTCGAGGTAACAGCCGCGCCTGTACGTCCGCCCGGTAATGTCCGAGGCAACCTTCAGCATCCGGGTGGGCGTCCATTCGCGTCCGACTCGAATACCGCTCGCGTACAGCTTCAGGGCCTGACGCAGCACCATTGCCTGATAAATCAGTGGGTTCATTTCATGCCTCCACGCGCCAGCTCGAGCGCCTCGCGCAGGATGGGCAGCTCTTGGTCTATCAGCACCAGTGCATTGCTGTGCGCCAAACTGGGCGATTCGTAGAACCTAGTGAGCAGGCCGACGGCCCCCTCGAGTGCGGCCAGGATCGACGGGGCACGCCGGTTCCATCCGTCCATTGCGCGAGCGAGGCGTTCAAGTTCCTCGCGTGCGTCCGAGTCGCCGCGGGCGGCTGAGTCAATGAGAATGGGAAGCAGAGCCTCCCAAGGGACTGATATCATCGTTTGCGCTCCAGATGGGCGGCAGCAGCCGCACGGGTGGGGAAAACCCCCGACAGGGGGGTCTGATGCGGGCCGCGGACAACCAGCCAGCCGCCCAGCAATCGATTGAAGACAATGCGAGTCATGTTCAACTCAATAGTTGCAGCAGCCGCAGCAGGGTGCGTCCTCGCACCGCCCGCGACGATTCCGGTACATCTCGACACCGCTCGACGTCCGATAGAAGTTCGACACCGAGCGCTCGAGGGACTGGCGCAAATACCGACCGGCGGCCTGGGCGGCCTCGGGATCGGTGAATGCGTCCGGATCGATTGCCAGCGCGAAGCCTGAATCGTCGGCCAGAGCGTACCGGCCGCGTCCGACGGATTCGATGCGGTCGCCCGGCTTGATGGGGGCGCCGGTGCGGGCACACTGGCCCGGGTAGCGTGCTGTGAATTTCATGATTTTCCTCAGGCAACGATAACGGGGATTCGGGCCAAGGCGTCGGCCGCCCGGGTGCGCGGGCCATGGGCGCGGAAACCGACGATAACGGCGCGGCCCGGCCGGCTGCAGAGCTGGCATTCGGTGCAGCTAGTGTCCCGGAGCTGGGCGGGGCATACGGCTACAGACAGGCCGCCGGGTGTCTTCAGCTTCGCGGGTGCATCCGATGGGACAAGCGCAACGACGGGTCCGGCGCCGGTCTGCCAGAGGCGGTCGGCCTCTGCGAGATTGTCGGCCGATAGGTTGACCGTGAACCCTTCATCGTTAGCCCAGCGGATAGCATCGAGGGCGCCGGGTGTTTTCTTGTGCGTGAACGTAAACCCGCGTTTACCGCGGTTCGCTTTCACGAGCTGCCGAAGCTCGGTCATGTTGACCCGGGAACCCTGGCCTGGGAGGTCACCCGCGACGGCGTGGCGCCAGAGCGTACCGGCGGGGAGGGCTGAGACGGATTCGCAATAGTCGCGCCACGGGTTAGCGGCGCGGTTCCAGGCGAGGCGGGCCGGACCGCCCTCAGCGTAGCAGCTCGAGCGATAGTGCGGGCAGCTCGAGGGGCAGGATTCGCGGCCGATATAGCTGACGGGCATCGGGCCGGTTTTGCGGTTCGAGGATTTCAGGACGAAAAGCGCTTGTGTCATGGCTTCCACTCCATGGATTAGGTTTCAGGCTGCGGTCAATTCGAGGCGCCGAGCGGCAAGCCATGCGTCGAAGTCGCGCAGGGCTTTAGTCTTCGAGCCGCAGGCCTCGAGCGATGGGTGATAGACCATCTCCCCATCGGGTGCGAACACTACGCAACGCTGACCGCGGCGGGTGTGCTCCCAGTCCAGGGTGCAGCTCTCGCGGATCATGTAGAACCGGCCGCCAAGCACGGGCGAAGCCTCGAGAATGCGCGACCGATGAAAACGGAGGTTTTCCGGGCTGACGTAGTGGGTCAGGCCCTCGAGATTGAGCTGCGCATCGCGGGTGGGGTTGTTGGACAGTCGGATAAACATGGGGGCTCCAAAAAGGCCCCGAAGGGCCGAAGGGGTTAGCGGGTGAGGGCCTCAGTATCCGGCGGCGTAGTCTTGAAGGGAGGTTACGAGGCCGTCGAAGTCTTCCGATGGGCCGAGCAAGTCGGCCAGGACGAGGACGGTTTTGATGTCGATCTCGAGGCTATCTGCGAGGGTCTCGAGATAGTCGCGGCGGTTAGTGCAGCCGTGGGCGTGATAAAGTTTCGAGGTGCGGGCTCCGTGTGGGTTAACGTGTAGCGCGATCGAGGGCTTCGCCGGTTTTACCGGTAAGGGGAAAGTCAAGCGACATAGCCTCGGCCACGGCGCA